CGATCGGACCGGACGTGTTGTTTCCGCCGAAAGCCTGGATGAGTCCGTTGTCGAGGTCAAAGTCCGTTCCGAGCCCGCCGCCGCCCTCAGTGCGTGCGCTAATTGTGGGGGCAGCTCTTTGCCCCGCTTCCCGGCGCGGCGGAGAATGCCCTTGCAGGCTGTGGCGCTCAAAAAGAACCGCTGCGGCACGTCGCCAGTCTCCAAGATATCCGACAACGAACACACGGCGGCGGCGCTGTGGAACTCCAAAGTACTGAGCGTCAAGCACTCGGTAGGCGAACCCATACCCGAGTTCGACCAGGCCCCCGAGGATGGAACCAAAGTCCCGTCCTCCAGCCGATGACAGGACGCCGGGCACGTTCTCCCAAACCAACCACTTGGGCCGAAGGCGTTGAGAAAGCTTAAGATACTCAAGCGCCAGATTTCCACGCCCGTCCGCCAGCCCACCTCGGAGACCCGCGACTGAGAAAGACTGACAAGGTGTTCCTCCGACCAGAAGGTCGATTGGGTCATACTCGCCTGTTTGGATCGTGGTGAAGTCGCCATGCAGCGGAACCTTCGGATAATGAGCGGCCAGAACGGCGCGCGGGAACTTGTCGATCTCAGACAGGAACGAAGCTTTCCAGCCCAGCGGTTCCCACGCGACAGACGCGGCTTCGATGCCAGAGCAGACGGAGCCGTATCTCACTAGCGCTCCTCCACCCGCACGATGATGTGGTCCAGCAGATCAGCCAGCAGCCGCATCTCGGCTTCTGGCGTGCGGCCGTCGCGCACCAGCCTCCGCATCAGGCGTTCGCAGTCCGCTCGGATGGTGTCGTCAGGGATGGCGATGGGCGCGTGGGGGCGGAGGGGGATTACGTTGCTCATTTGATCACCCCTTGCGATATGCCTTGACCAACGAGCGACAAGCCAAGGCCAACCAAAGTAATTCCGAACCCAAACGTTGCGCGATTGTTCGACAGGATGCCGCCTGCAAGCGCTATGAAGCCGCCCACTCCGAACAGCAGCAACAAAGACAGGATGAGCCACATTGGCGGCATCACACCCTCCGCAGCTTGGCGCACGTCGAGCGCACCACGTTGACCGTCTGGCGCTTGCGTACATGGCTGGTCAGATCGAACGCCGACACCTCGGCGCTGCGTGCCAAGTGCCGTTCAAGATCGAACGCGGGGCGGGTGAGGGATTGAAGCTGCGCGATCATTTCGACACCGCCTTCCGCGCCGCACGGGCTTCCGCCTCGGCCTGTGCCTCGTCTTCACGGTCGCGCAAGTCCGAGATGGCTTCGCGTTCGGTAGCGCCGTAGCCGCAAAGGTCTTCGCCAGTGTCGCCTTCACGCTGCGCGGTGTAATCCCAGCCGCGCCACGGGATCGGCGGCGGATCGTAAGCGGTGATGATCTTGCGTTCGGTCACGGGCGGTATCCTTCAACATTCAACGCGTGCATCTCACGCGCCAGATCGCGGGCAAGGTCCGTCATCAGATCCACGATGGCCGGGTCGCGGGACCAGATCGCAGAGCTGGGGTAGGTCAGCCCGCGCATGCGTGCGGCAATCTCTGCAATCGCCTCGGCGCGGGCGTCCCATGTTTTCTGTTCTGCGGTGCGCGTGTCGCGGTAGGCGCGGCTCGCTTGTTCGGCGTTGGTGTCGGCTGATGTCCACATGGTGTGTCTCCCTTTGTTGCCACCATTGTGCACGCCATGCATTAACGGTCAATTACTATCTGTGCGCGGCGTGCAATTATTTTCTTGACGCCAATCCGGCAAGTGGTGCACACATCATCCATGACATTCGCACAATGGCTAGAGCAATCCAACATCAGCGACGCGGAGGCGGCCAAGCGTTTTGCACGCGATCGCGCGCACATCAGCAAGCTGAGACGCGGCAAGGCGCGGCCGTCTTACGAGCTGATGCTGCTCATCGCCAAGGTCAGCCAGGGTAAGGTTGGGCTGGAGACGTGGCAGCGATGAGCCTCCGCATCAAGCGCATAGAAAAAGTCAACACGCAGGCCGCCGCTTACCTGGCGCAGCAGAACTCAACTTGCGAGGGCTGCGCATTCCTGCAACGCCATCCACGTCCGCAATGCAAAGGCGAAGGGTCAGAACACTTTCGCCGGCCGCGCGATACTTATCACGCGCGCTGCGAAACGTTTGCGGTGCGCGGCATATCCTGAACCTGCCGCATCGCATCAGCGCAGCCATGCGCAACGATGACACGCTGGCCGATCGATAGCAGGTATCTATGCCAATCCTTCTGCACGGCTGACACCGTCCCGCCCTTGGCGCGTTTCATCTCGACCCATAGCCCCAACTCAGGCACAAACAGGTCTGGAACGCCGGGGCTAACGCCTTCAAGCTTGAGCCGTGCGCCGACCGTCCGGCTTCGCGCCTCGCCATTCGGGATGGCGAAGATCCTGACACCGCGATACGTCTGCCGGAACCAGCTTACGAACTCGCGCTGTTCGACGTGTTCAGAACGGCCAGCGCGGGCGGATTGGCTGCCTCCAACGTCGTTCGAAAACGTCAAAGAATTTGCCATTCTTGCGGTAGCTGATTTCCGCCGGCGCGGGCCATAATTCGAAATCTTCGACATTCATACCATCCATATCCGGCACGTTTGTATTGAGCATGGCCGCAATGGCGGATAGTCGCTTCATCGCCATGTATGTAGAGCCCCCGCCATGCCAGAGCGGAAATGTTTCGCGTATGATCTTGCCAGCAAGCGCTTCCTCATAATAGCGCACAGAAAGAATATCGACACCAGACATCGCCTTGTCGATGGACCAGCGCCAATCGCCCACCTTCATCACTTGCGCTTGTGCCGCCGCGTCACTCAGGATCTCGTCGTTATGCAGCTTTAGCGACGGCGGTTTGCGCTCCCATACATGACCGCATGTCGGGCATTCCATCACGGACAGGTGGACCAGGGTGTCGCACTCAGGGCAGACCTTGACGGGTGCGTCCCCGGTTTTCTGGCCTGGCTTGCGCGGGCGCGGGTTATCGAACGGGCCATGCGTCGAGACAATCCCGGCGAAGTCCAGCACAAGGCAATCCTTCTTCCCCTCCGCCGTGCGCGTGCCACGCCCCAGCATCTGCACATAGAGGGACGTGCTTAACGTCGGCCGGCAGGCGGCGATCAGATCCACGTTCGGCGCGTCAAAGCCCGTCGTCAGGACATTGGCGTTGGTGATCGCCTGTATCTCGCCAGCCTTGAACGCCGCTATAATGTCTGCCCGTTCTTCGGATGGCGTCTCGCCGACAACGGTTGCCGCTGTCACGCCTGCCCGCAGAAGCGCATCGCGCAGGCCATAGGCGTGCGCCACGGATACAGCAAACACGATCCAGCTTCGCCGATCGCCCGCGTGTCGGATGATCTCGGCAGCAACGTCCGCGTTCGTCTTCAGGTCGTTCACGGCGGCGTCAAGGTCCGCCTCGACATATTCCCCGCCACGGCGGCGCACATTATCGAGGTCATACGTTGTCGCCGTGCGCTTGCACGTCAGCCTCGCAAGGTGGCCAGCCTTGAGCAGCTCCATGTACGTCACAGGCACTATAAGGGAGCTGAACAGGGCAGGAGGGTCCGTGATCATGCCGTGGCCAAGCCGGTAGGGCGTCGCCGTCAGGCCAATGACACGCAGAGCGGGGTTGATGCGTGTCAAGTCATCAATCAGTTTTCGGTACTGGCCAGCGGCGCCCGCCGGGATGCGGTGCGCCTCATCCACGATGAGCAGATCAATATGCCCGATCTCGTCCGCTTTACGGGCGAGGCTTTGTACGCCACCGAACACGATTGATTGCGAGGCGTCCCGCTGGCGCAGGCCAGCCGAATAGATCCCAAGCGGCGCTGCGGGCCAATATTCGCGCATCTTGGACGCGTTCTGTTCGATCAGCTCCTTGACGTGCGTAAGCATCAGAATGCGCGTCTCTGGCCACTCGCGCAAAGCTTCCTGGCAATAGGCCGCGATCACATGCGACTTGCCAGACCCGGTAGGCATCTCGATAACGGGGTGCCCCTCCGGGTGGCGGCGGAACCAGTCGTCAAGCATGTCAATGGCGCGCTGCTGGTAATCCCTCAACATTAGAAGGGAACCTGCGAATTGATCAGGTCAAAGCTGGTGCGGGCGCCCGTCTCCGGGTCGCCGTTCTTCTCGATCTTGCCGTCGATCTCCCAAATTCCTGTAACGCCGTCCGGGCTTTCCATCGGTTGCCACGGCACAAGGTCAGGGTGCAGGACATGCGACGTGCAACCCCTGCGCTGTGCTGGCACTGGGATCACGTCGTCATAGACGCCGCAATGCCAGTAACCGTCAGGTCGGGCGGTGGAGTGCGCACACGTCCGACAGTTCACTTCGCGCGTGAGCTTCGTCTGGTGGCAGAACGTGTAAGCCGGGCAGAATTTGCATTGATACCAGGCAGGGGACGCGCCGGCGACAGGTTCGGGCATCCGGTCGGCTTCGCTGATCCGCCGCCCCCGATCGATCGCCGCTTGGGCCGCTTCCTTGTCATAGTAAATGCGCTCGATGTGCAGGCGGTCATCGTTCTTGTTGACGCCAACATACAATGCGCGGTCCAGCCCCGCGCCGTGCATGTAAACCTGCATCTGCACCCAGTGCTCTGGCTTTGCCTTGGCGACGCCGTCCTTCTCCAGCGCGGCGAATGACTTGTCCGAATGCGTCTTGAACTCGGCAACGTGCTGCGTCTTCGGCGCTTCGGGGACGTTGGACACGATGGCGTCTGCCGATCCGGACAGGTGGCCGCCAAACGTATAATGCGCCTGCGTGGTTTCGATCTTGACGCCAGCCAGCTCAAGGTCGGCGAGTATCGTGTGTTCCTCCATCTGCCCGCGCCGGAACAGGCGCAGGATGCGGCCTTCGTGCTCTTCGATGACGGCCCAGCGGAAGGACAGCCACAGCCAGCGGTCGCAGGCGTGCCCTAGCGTGCTTGCACCCATGTGGGGGCGAGGCATACGCCCCGCCGCCTCAGCATGGCGCTTGTCGATTAAGGTAACCAGGCCATTCTCAGGCGGCGGGATGCGCATTATTTCCTCCACGGCGGTGCTTTGGCGGCGGGGGCTTTCGGTGTCGGCGCTTCGGTCTTCATTGGTGTTGGCGTCCCTCCACCCCCATGCTTCCAGCCGCGCACCTCGTTGCGGGCGGCGTACTCACCGTCCGCGGCCTGGATCTCCAGCTTGATCTCGCAGGTTCCGCCGATGAGCTGGTCGGTGTCCTGTATCTCGGCAAGGCCGATCGCGCGCATCAGTTCGCCGAGTTGCTGGCGGCCAATCTGTTCGGCCTTGGCGTTCGGGTTGCGAATGTTGAGGTTGCCAAAGATCACGCGGCCCTGATGGGCTGGCCCGACAATGTCATAACGTACTTTGATATACTGACCGTTTCCGGCCTTGGTCGCCTTGACCTCGGCGGAGTGGATGCGCGCGGCATACCAGCCCGGCGGGACCGGATCGTATGAGCGGTCACTTTCTGGAAGCGATCCGATGCTGATGGTTTCATCAAGTCTCATGGTTAGTTCCCATCTTTTGTGATTGAGAATGACGCGCGACCGGGCGTCACGGTTATTGCTTCGGACAGGACGTCGGTGATGGCGGGTGCCGCTGCTTTCCAGAGCGCCATGTTGACCTCTGGCTTCCAGCGGAACAGTTGGCCGAGATGCGCAGTCAGCCCGCGCGCCTCTGCAACTTCCTGCAGCTTGTCGCCGTCGATCTTCCAGTTATCGCGCGCCGTCAGGCGGACCTTGTGTCCAGGCCATTCAAGATGGCCGCTTTCAAGCATCTCGTCTTCGATCTGCCGGCGGCGTTCGGTCCATTCCGTTTCGGCTTGCTTTGCCTCAAGCCAGAGGGCGGCGAGGTTGTCTTTCTTGAGCACAAATGGAGGTAGGCGGCTCATTCATTCCCCCTGTATCTTGGCAATGATCG